ATAAAAACAAGGATTAATCCGTAAAAAAAAAGGATTAGGATTAAAAATAAGGATTAAATAAATATACTTAAATATATATTAACTAATAATAATAAATAGTTATTATATATATAGAAATGAAAAAAGATTATTTAATTAAAAAGTTATTACCTGCAATTGCTGATAGTTTAGATTGTGAATCGTGTAATGTAGATGATTTTATTTTTAATGGTGATCATACAGAAGATAAAGAACCTGATAAATGTATATGTGGAGTTAATATTTTAGATAAATTTAGTATTAGACATATTAATACTAATGAAGTAATATATCCAATTGGATCTGAATGTATAAAACACTTTAAAAATATGGAAGACTTTAAAAAAATTGAGAGGTTTAAACATCTAACTAATTTACATGTTAGAGGTGGAAAATATAAAGGTTTATTAATATCTGACCTATACCCAAGTATATTAAACAGATTTTATACAATGAATAATTATAATAATAAAGTTTATATAAAAGAAATTAAAGAATATTATAAATTAAAAAATATAGATAAAATAGAAAAATATTTTAAAAAGTTGCCTTAGTAATTTTATATATTACTGAATTATTTTCATCTAATACTGCCGGCGTATTATCATTGTTAAATATTTCAGTTTTAATATTTTGAATTATACAAGGTTTTTTAAAAGTATAAATTTGATTACCCATGGATGACATAAATAAAAAGTCATCAATTCTATTTTCTTTACTTACAATTGATACACAATTTACTAATTGACCATTAGATATATATTTACTTTCTCCGATCATATCAGATCGGATAATATAAAATCCGTGGTTAGTTTTAGATGCTATACTGTCTGCTGTAAATGTTGAGCTATTAGCATTTAATACAATTTGAGTATATCCAACACCCCAACTATGAGCTATTATTTGTTGTAATACTGGTGGTTGAGGTGTGAAATAAGAAGCTCCAAATAAATTACCTGAGTATTCAATGATATCTGCACTTTCTACTTGGGCATTTGTCGTGAACGGATATGATACTATATTGAAATTATTTCTTATTAAAGTTGTATATTTACTTACATTCAAATTTGGTATAATATTCTTAAATCCTAATACATACCAGAAATTCCGTAAATTATTATTATCAGATATACCAAAGAGCTTAATACCTATACCACATATAGCATCAAAAATAGTCCATCTTGGAACATTATAATTCCCTCCTGTTTGTGGAAATACTGGATAATTTGGTGGATTAGTTACAGTAGATAATGGTCTAATATGAGGATGATATATAATCGGATGGTCGTAAGGATTAATATAATAATAGTTATTACCTGCATTATCATTTACACTATTTTGAGCAGCATAAGCACCTATAGGACTTAAACTATATGGAGTATTACCTGCTGTTCTTCCTAAATGTAGATCACTAAATTCAAATTTATTCTCAATACTATTATATTTTAATTTTGGAAATGAACCTAAGTAAATTCTATCAATTGTAATATCTGTATAATATTGTTCTCCTCCTAATTGTAATGCGTTTAAAGGATGAGGCTCACCTGCAGTTAATCTTATTGTAGCATTAGGATCTTGCATTTGATTCATACCATTAAATAAAGCTACTGATTCATTACCATATCCACTGAATGCTCTATCATATCCTATATTACGATTATCAGCAGTTATAGGATATTTAATGCCTTGTTGAGGTGTAGAGATTTTAATATAATATTCATCATTAATTTTTGCTAACCAGCCCTTCCACGGTGCTTCTTTACTTGCTTCTGTTTCTATTCCATAATAAGTTTGATTAATATGTAGTTTAACTATATGAGATAATTCTAAAAATTTAATATCAGATCCTATTCTTTGATCATATCCATCAGTGCAAGATATATGTAAAAATCGTTCGGTATTACTATTATAAAATAACTTCTCTAATAATCCGTCTTCTCGTTGTTGTGTATCTAACCAATTAAAATATAATTCCCTTTCATTCCAAAATTGTTCTGATACTTGAACCCATGTATGAGATATATGAGCATTTATTGTTTCTTTAATAACTGGATTATCTGGTCCTTTATTTTGTGCCCATCTTAACCCTAATCTTAATCCGGCATTTCTAAAATTAACATATTTAGTTGCAATCCAATCAAAGTGTCTTCTATATACATTTTTATTAGTTGTTTGTTCTACAAATTCTTTATAAGCAGCAGAACAAGCTGTATATCTTGTAGCGCATTTAAAAGTTTTAAAACAATTAGTTTCTTTAATCATTGTAGTATTTTTAAATCTATCATTACCTAAATTAAATTCATCTGCTACATTTTCTAATCTAAAATTTATATTAGATAATTGTTTCCTTGGAATATTATTTAATAAATATTCATTAGTAATAGTATTTAATTGGATTGTAATATCTTGAGCTACATTATTACAATTATTAAAGCCTTTATCTGTTTCCAAATCTATAAACTCCTCATATTCATACCACATATAATACCCTGCTTCATTTGCATCCCATTCAGATAATACTACATTATCCTTAGTAGTATCTCTTTTATAAATGGTCATCCTCTTACCATCAAATACTCTATTATAACTATCTATAATATATGCTTTAACGAAATCCCCAGATTCATTTGTAGCAGTTTGAACAGGCACATATTGATTAGCGATATTATGTGTATCAAATGCTGTTACATCTGGTGTATCTTCATAAACTTTTGTAAAGGTAGTCATGGGTAATCTTAAACAACATAATCCATCGTTATTTTTATAAAAATTAATTTTTATTTTAGTTTTATTATCAAATGTATCAAATTGAAATGTATTACTAAAATTAAAATCACTATCTGACCATCTACCTGTATCTGATGATTTACCTAAAAAATTTCCATCAAAAGAAATACTATTAGCACCATCACCTGCTCCATTCGCATTTAAATAAGCAGTACTAACTTCAATAGAATCACCAACATTACATTCTATACCATTACCACAATCATTACGCCACTTAGAATTCGTTTCATCAAATTTCTCAGTTGCCATAAGTCGGCTGCATTCTAACATAAAAGTATCTTGAAATTCTGGAGGTGGATTTTTATCTTTATTAGAACTCATAATATTAAATATATATATAATTAATATATATTTAATTTTTCTCTATAATTATTATAATAATCTAAATTCAGAGATAACTTTGATACATTCGTTTGTTGACACAATTTATAGTTTTACGAACAACTACATATGCTCTCATTAATAAATTAGATGTTTCTACTGCTGTTTGATTTCTGGTAAAACTTAAAATCAATCCTTCTTTGTTAATAGCTTTATCAATTTCAAAATATAAATAATTTTTATTACTATTAACCCCATTAGTAGGATTATTTAGATCATGTTTCTCGTGTAGAATATCAGATACTAATAGCACTCCTCCCTCATCAAAATATTCCTCTCTATTAATATAAGGCATAAACCTATTATAATTTTTTAGATGAGTAGCCATCTGAGCAGGATTAGAAATAACCTGAGGAAATAATTCTTGACCATTCGCTTTAATTTGTATAGTTGTTTCATTAGTTAATTTTGCACCTCTTGATCTGTAAAAAGATAAAATTGAATTTATCTGCTGTGTAGCATTAAGACCTTGATCTGTTAGCATTATAATTAATCCTTCTACATATCTATTCGCGCCACCTAAATTAAGAGTCTCATTTATTCTATTAGCACTTGGAAGTAAAGTTCTCATATATAAATTATATTCTTTAGCAGGAGGAAGTGCCCACTGATTTCTTCTCATACTTTCCATAAGATTACCATCATAAATAATAAAATCACATAATAATCCAGTTGTATTAGGATCTACTGTAACTATTTTATCTGTAGCTGTTTGTCCTGATCCAGTAATATAAATATTTTTATTAAATGTAATCTCTAATTCTAATTGATCCGCTATATCGTATAATGGAAGAGGCGACCCACTTAATACTGGCACTAAAGCACCTAAATCAATTTGTAACTCTTTTCCATTTTCTAATATTAAACAATCATTAAATAAAAGTTTTCTAGTTGCACTTACTATATCAGTTTCATATTGTGTATCATATTCAATAGTATTCTGTTCAAATCGTTTAGTAATACTAGCTGAATTTGTATCATCAGTTGAATTTCTCCAACATCCATTAATACCATGTTTTACAATTCCAATATTTTTAGTATTTTCACCTTGATAATAAATAGATTCAAAACTTCTATAATGATCATAAAAATTTACTCTTGATAATTCTTTACCACTTGCTCTAAAAACTACATCTTTAATTATACTATCAATACCGATTCCAGAAGGTAAGAAAAATCTATCTGTTCCATTACCACTCCAATTTAAACCTACAATCAATTTACTATTATTATTAAGCCAACCAATTTTAGGGAGAACGAATCGACACCTTTCTGAATTAATAACCACTGGGTCTATGAATCTACAGTCTATATATTGTTGGTTTGGAACTCTTGAATCGCATTTCAATTTTAAAAGTTCAGGTAATTGAGCATTAGCACATGCAGCAGCTTGTGCATCATTGTATTTTATATTCTCTTCAGGTAGAGTATTCATTTCATTTACTTTAGCAGACATATTATATATATATCTATATAATATATTTTTATTTTAAAAGTTTAATACCTTAGAAACTTTAAAGAATACGTTAACAGAATATGGTTTAGGTAAAGTTGAATCTTTATGA